CCATCGAAACCAGTATCACCACCACCTGTTACACCTTGCATGACTTGTGAGGCCATATCCTCTGCTTTATTGATAAATGCCTGTGTATCATCAGCACTGATTGTATCGACTTGTTGAATAGCAGTAAATGTAGTACCAAAGAACTTTGCAACTTTATCCCCCACACTATTAAGTTTTGCAATTAACCAGTTAAGCCCTTCGATAATTTTATTCACACCCCAAACGGCGGTATGAACAATAGTCGAAAATACTGAGCTTAACGTGTTACCAAACCCATTTGATGCAGCAGAGGCAGTCGCAAATACACCGACCAAAGTCATTATGACAGATATTAATATTCCGACTGGGTTCGCCTTCATAACAGCATTTAGCACACGTTGTGCAGTAGCTGCAGCTATCGTGCTACTTCTCAATGCTAGGAATAATGATTTAAGGACAGTTGTCCCCATAGTCAATGCGCCTATTGATAAAATAGTACCTTGAATTGCTACTTTGACAACAGTCATTGCTACAGCATAAGCCCTAGTTGCAATCGCAGAAGCTACTTGTGCTGTTTTTAACGCTACTGTTTTAACCGTCAATGCAGCAGTTTGAGTGCTACATAATGCGACAGTTGCTTTATAAGTAATAAATGCAGTGGTAACACCTACAATAGCAGTGGCAACCCCTGGCATAGCGGTCCTGAACAGGTTCGCAAAGCTCGTAACAATATTCTTAGCTGTACCAATTACAACAGATAACGCACTAAATGCACCCCTTACAGTAATAATGGCTGCTTGTGCAGCAGTACCAACTAAACGAAAGGCAATAGACAACCCAGCAAGTGCATCGTTTAATACACCTGAACTTGTCATGTTGCTTATTTCTTCCATAGCTGGCTGAAATGCAGCTATTAATTCATTCTGAACTTGCGTTCCTATATCTTGGAACGTCATAGGAATTTCTGCAAACTTAGCGTTTGTTTCTTCTGCACTATTGAATAAGGCTTCCTTGATAATGTCAGCAGTAATAAGCCCTTGCGAGCTCATTTCCTTCAATTGGCCTACCGTCAAACCCATTTCACTGGCAATAGATTGTGCCAACATCGGAGCATTTTCCATGATAGAGTGGAATTCGTCCCCTTGTAGCTTACCAGCTGCCATTGCTTGCGTTAACTGGTACATAGCTGATGTTGTTTCTTCAACGCTAGCACCTGAGATTTTGAATTGCTTATTTAACTGTTCAACAAAATAGATTGCTTCGTCATTAGATGAGAATGCGTCTTTTGCAAGCATATTCAACTTAGCAACACTATCGGCCATATCTAAATAGCTACCACGAGAACGGTTAGCCGCACTATAAATCTTGTCCATAATTTCAGTAGTAGACTGACTGCCGTCATTAATCAGATTGATACGTGCCCTAATTTGTGTAAGTTGGTCGGTGGTTTGAACAGCACTAACTGCCATATCTTTCATGGCACGCCCTGCAGCTTCAATACCTATTGCCGCAGCACCAAATGCAGCACCACTTTTGGCAGCGTTCATGATACTAGGAATTTCTATACCGAAGATCTTCTGCGCTTTGCTTTTAACAGCCTCCATCGAAGCAGTAACGTCTTTTCCTAGTGCATTTTCCGCTTTCTTAGCCACCCTATCAAGTGCTTGCTCGGCACCACTAGATGAACCGACTATGCGTACATTGATTTGTGAATCTGCCATTTTCTTATATCTCACCTCCCGCCTGTCTAAATTCTTCCATGAATAACTTTTCTTCCGTTTTGCGTTGTGCCAACGTAATAGGATGTAATTGCTTCATGATGTCCTCGACTTTTAACCGCTTATTGCCAGCAATATGAACGTTTGTCATTATGCACGTAAAATAAGCCTGTCTACGGTCCTCAATCTCCATTCGCAATTCGTACCCTTCCACCAGTTTGTAATATTCCATAGGGCTCAATTTCATAAACTCCCAAGGCTTCAAATTGAGTGGACCATACGCCGTACGCTCGGCCTTTGTTATCCATAAATTAAAAGAGGGGGCCGTATATCCCCCTTCTAGTTTTTTGCTTCTGCTTCCTCTGCTTCTATTTCAGATTGTGCTTTTTCGTCAGCTTCTTCCGGAAACAATGCATAGTATGCAGCCTTACCAAAGACACCGCTACCAATTAACGCTTGAACGATTAATTCTACTAGGTCGCTATATTGAACCGTGCCTTCATCAAACAATTCTTGTAATTTATCTTGGTAATAGATATAATCACGCTTTTTGCCGTGTTGTTTCATACCAACAACAAATGCAGTAATAAGCTGATTAAATGTCATTGTGCCACTTTGTACAGCTTTAAAAATAGGTTCGCCCCATAGCTGTTCGAGTTCAGCAATTCGACCAATCGTAAAATAAATTGTTTCGCCAGTATTAAATACATCACAAGTGATTTTTTTCATGAGTGCGCACTCCTTAATTAACTAACTATAAATTATGGTTGTTTTAATTCGGACAATGGACCTACACCATTTAAGCTGCCTTTATACGTTGCCACATCGTCATGTGGTGTGTTCATAGACAATTCTGTGATGGAGCAAATACCTGTCATATATGCTTTGTTAGGATATTCAATCTTAATGTTGATAAGATCATCATTCAAGAACGCTTTTTCTAACAATTGCAATGACTCTTCGTTAGGCATGAGCAATGTTTCAAGGTCGATGGACCATTCTTTAAGGCCTGGGATAGTAGACTTCCAGCCGTTAGTGCCTTTGTGAGATGCATCGATGCTATCAGCTTTACGAGATACATCACCTGTACGTTGTCCGCCTAATAAAAGCCATTCAGCACCTGTTGTTTCGTCGGTGCCAACATTAACATAGATTAAATAATTTTTACCAGCAGTAGGCATTGCAGCCTGTTGTGGTTTATAAAGTTTTTTTGCTGTAGCTGGTTGAGCTGGCATTAGTAGATACCTCCGTTTGTTTCTTCATTCAAATTAATAAGGCGAGCCACAAACCTGTACTGCGTGCCAATTAATGGCCGTACTGAATCATGGTCGCCTACTTTACTTGTACATTTAATATCGATGATTTGATAGCCACTATCTTGCAAGATACATGCTTCCGGAACTAATCTGCCACACGAATTACGAAGATTATTCATAATCGCCTCGAAAGTATCCTCGAACTTAGCGATAACTTCATAACCTACGTTCATATCAGGGTCGTCATTACGGCCCCATACTTCAATATATAACTCTTGTTGCAATTCCGATTGAATGGCATTATCTCCCGGCGTTGTTTCTCCCCTAATTACCATAATTACACCATTCGCATCGATATTTGCAGCTTGTGGCCTCATAGCCCCAAGAATAACATTAAAGCCTGTTCCGTGGCTATCAATTACACGTTTGATATGTTGCATGAGTTCGAGCCACATATTACCCCCTGAAAATTTCTACAGTTCGATACCTAGCATATTTAGTAGGGTCGCCTGTTAACTCTTCCGGTGTAATTTGCTTTTCGCACATTGTTATACGTTCATCGATATATTGCAGTTTTTTGCTATAAAAATCATCTGTTGAGCCGTCGCGAGTATATGCACCTGGTAACGCATAAGCCTTGTCAACGCACACAAAACGATATATATAGAGTTGCACTAATTCATCGACTAGATAACTTCTTACAATATCGCCCTCTAATACGCCAAGACGTTTTGCAAAGGCATATAATGCTTTTTCTGCACGTTCTACATGTTGAGGTAGAACCTCTTTGCCTAACAGCTCATCGGTGAACTGCATTTCTTCGTATTCATATAGCATTGTTACACCTCTAAATATCTATTCGAATTTCTTTTTCCTTAGCCCCAAGCCAATCGCTATTCGATAGATCATTAATAGCAAGCCCAGTGGCTTTTGAAAATGTATCAAATACATCATTACGTTTTCTTTCCAACGCTTCATATAAGAATGGGTCGGACTTAGTTCCTGGGTGGTGAACTTCCTTCGCGAAGAAAAAGCTATTGCCAGCCATTGGAACCCAACGCAATGCACGTTTAGTTTTAGGCTTAATAACATGAGGTTTTGTACCTTGATGAACGAATATTCCATAAGGTGCTACCTGATTGTCAATGTACACTACCCCAATATTATTGCCATTATCAAAACTAAATTTTGTATCGACAGCCCGTTCCAATTGAGCGGTACGAGTTATAAAATCATGCTTTTGTTGTGCTTCATTTTGCACCATAAAGGTGCTCGACTTAACAGCTTGTCTGAGCCGTCGTTCGAACACCTCTTTAGGTAACATGATTACGCCTCTTTATCGGATTTTTTACCGCTACGTTTTGACTTATCATCATCTTTGACAGGCTCCAATTCTTCAATCGTAAAGCCTTCATCTTGTAAGCGTTTAATATCATATTCTTCGCTTACATATTGCACTTCGTTTAATCGTACAAGACGTGCCATATTATCCACCTACCTTACGCACCAACGTTAACATGAATTGCAGCCAATCGATTTTTAGGAATCCATAAGTCATGGTATTTACGGTAGTCGATTTTCCAAGCGTCTGCTTTTTGGTTAATGTCCGGAGTAAATACACGTACTTTATCTGTCTTAGATACAGCAATTGGTGCACGTTGAGGCATGATAATCCAGTTAATTCTTTTGGCTGCTGTATCAGCTTTAAAACCGCCAGCCTCTTGACCGGAAGTTTTACCGTCGTTAAACACGTATTGTGTTTTCAAACGAGAGGACGGCACACCAAGAATAGGAATGTCATTAAAAGAACGAACTTTAGTGTTAATTGCACCAGCTTTAAATTGAGCTACGTCCAAATATTTATGGAATTTATCTGCATTATTCAAGATAGAACGTAACTTAGTAGACATACAGATGATAAGTGCTTCATCTTCACCGATTACGTCTTGAATGTCTGTAATTTCTGCGTCCAATTTATCAAGAATATCAGCAACAGTAGGTGTATAACCAGTTGTTACCTTGTTTTCTGCAGTTGCCAACGCAGCAATTTTAGAATAACGATAGCTATCAATTTCAGGAATAACTTGTGTACGTTGGAATTCACCCATTACAGTGCCAGCAGTTGCAACGAAGTTTGTTTCGTTTACGTCCATAGAGTCGAGAGAGAATGTACGACCACGGTCTTGTGTCATTTTGTAAGGATTAAATTTCAAAGTAACGGAACCACGATTAAAACCTTCATCGCGATCATATTTTGCCATACCTTGCATGCTAACTTCAGGAATATGAACAGTATCACCGCCATCGTATTTTACTTGACCAGCGTTAACTTCCATAAAACCAGTTGTGGAACCAACTAACATTTGTTGGTCGAGTACAGTTTGAAACTGTTGAGAGTATTGTAATGTATTAACTGCCATGTAATTGACCTCCAATAATTAAATAATTACATTTCAATGCCTACAGCCTTAGCGAATTCAGCCTTAATTGCATCAGGACCATTGCCACCTGTACCACCTTGTCCGCTACCTGGATTGCCAATTGCTTTAACGGCCCAAGATTTACCTTGCAACCATTCTGCGGTACGGTCTTGAATAGTACCGATAGTGCCATCTTCTTTTTGATAACCATAAGTGCCATCGTCCTGAACTTTAATGTCATTGGCAACTAATCGTGCAAACTCCTGCGGATCAACCGCATTAGCCTTTGTGAAAGCGTCCAATGTTTGTGCCATAATTTCAGATTGAATTCGTTTGGCTTCTGCTTCTTTTGCCTTAGTTTCTGCTTGCTCGAACTTGTCGCTCATAGCTTTTAATTGCTTTTCGAGTTGTTTGTACTCTGGCGAGTTAGAACCAGCCCCTGCTTGTTCTTCTAATTCACTAACACGAGTTGAAAGCGTATCACGTTCACCGGTTAACGTATTAATTTGACCTTGTAGCTTTTCTCGCGTTGTCTTAGCTTCGTTATTAAGGCGAGATGTTTCACCTTTAATAGCGTCGATAAGATCCTTGCCATTTTCCAATTGTTCGAGTGCTTGATAAACTTCTGCAATGTTCATGTGTAAACCTCCGTAAAACATGAAAATAAAAAAGGCGCAACAGGCCTCCACCTAATTGCACCAATAAAAATACGCCCAATCATCACACATGAAAGGGCGTAAACAAAAAGCACATGCAACTATGCATGTGCTTAAAAATTAAATTGTTTTCTAATTTCGTCTAACTCAGCTTGTAATTCTTCGCTTATCTCCATTGAAGTATCTGGATCTCTATTAATCGGTTCATCTTTATATTGACTATCATCAATAATCATCATCGGAACTTTATTTTTCTTCATATTCAAACACCCCCTCTTCAACTAAAAATTTAATAACCTCAGACATTGCTTTTGATGTAGTGTTATATTTCTTGAGTTTATTATACATAGTATCTGCATACTTTACAACCTCTTGAACGTTAACATTTCTGTTAATATTTTTGATTTGATATACATTCCCTAAACTGTCCACCAATACGGCACTATGTACACATTTATTTGTTAAATAGTTTTTTATGTCAGTAACAGAAAAAGTGATATTTTTAGGGTGATTATGTATTACTATATATCGATTTGTAGGTGTTTTATCGTTGTTAGGATAATAAATCCCTACATTATTAGAGCCTATTTTACCGATATTTTCTTTACCAACTTTTTTAGTCGCTATATCAATCATTATGCCACGTTCTCGATTATAACCATTTGCAGCATTTAAGCATGCTACACATTCCGAAAAAATCAGTTTGGTTATATCTTTTGAATAACCTAGTTCATTATATTTATCACGATACGCTTTGTTGTTTATAACTTTAGTATCAATAATATAATCTGAGTTTATATGACTGCCCTTCGGTGGGTGTAGTTTTATAGTATGTTTAGGCATTTCCTGTAACATGGCAGGAACCCTTGCATTGAATATATCAGACGTCCAGCCTCTTGCAAAGTTTTGCCAAGTTCCTTTGCCACTCAATACAGTATCTCGACCATGTACACCGAGTAATACTTCTTGATTTGGTTTAGTTAGTGTTTGAATATAATCCAAGCCAGCTTGATTTATTCCCTTGTGCTGCTTATTCTCTTGAATATCTAACTCTGTTAATGGTTGAATATGGCACATACAATGAGGGTGAGCAGGCAATG